CAACCTTAGGCTTACCATCAGTTGTATACTCATCAGGTTTCCAGTCATACTTATCTATCAGTCTTTGTGATACATGTTGTCTACTGGATGGATTAAATGTTTCTTCATGCTTCTTAATAAATGGTTGACCCTTAACATATCCTCTAGTCTTGTTGTTAACTTTAGGTATGAATGTTGTCTCTTTAATTATAGGTGGGAACAGTTCTTGTAGTTCCTCTTCTATGTCTAAGCGTCTAGCCTCTAATTTACCATAGAGTTCTTTGGCTTTGTCTTCATCAAACATAAATCCATATTGTTCTTGTTTGAATATAAGTTTAGCTACGTCATGCTCTAGTTCCATAGCTTGTTTAGAGTAACCTTTCTTTTCTATTGCTCGATACAAACCAACGTTAACATGTACGTCTTGCTTACAGTACTCTAACATCTCAGGGGTAAATGTTTTCCAGTCTGTTTCTATGTGTGCTTTGTACTCACCAATGCGATGCCCCCATGACTCAAGACTGTGTCTGCCTATAAGCTTAGTGGGAAAGCCATTACCACGCTTGAAGTCTGCGTCTCTAATGTCAGGAAATAATAAACGGGTAGCGATGATGGTGTCAAAGATTTCTCCTTTAGGTTCAAAGTCATAAAACTTTTTTAACATAGGTAAATCAAACTTAACTATGTTGTGTCCAATTAATAACTTAGCACGACTCATTAACTTAATAGCGTCCCAGTTATCAACATGTATTATTTCATCTTTGTCTATATCATATAAGATAATACAATGTATCTTAGTTGCTTCATCCATGAGTCCATCAGACTCAATGTCAAACACATATCTCCTCTTCATTTAAATGTTCTCCTTTTCTTAACTGTTCTCTATATTCTTTTAAGGTTCGTTTAAACCAAACCTTCTTAGTTTCAGGACAGACGTAAACAATCCTTACACCAAGTTTCTTTCCTAGTTTGTTAGTGATGCGTGAAGTAATCCAACCCTTTGAATTGTAATGTACACATTTGAAATCAATGTAGATACATTCATGTGTCTTCTGATTGATAGCAACACAATCAATTACACCTTGTGGTGCAACGTTAGTGAATACCCAGTAACCTTGCTCAACTAACCACGCCTTACCATACAGTTCAGCCCAATGCCCTTTATCATTTTTAGTCATAATTTTATTTTAATTTAATTATTTTTTGTATTACACAAGTTGGAATGATGGTAGTGTTTCCAATTTCATTTACCTTTCCATCACTATCTAAGTTGAAGTCACTAGCAAGTCTAGTCACCTTGTTATCTTTTTTAATTAACCACCCACTAGAAATACATATAGGCAGTTCATCAGCGATGAGGTCGTTAACCCCACGCCAGTTACTATCAGCTTCTATATCAACCCAATAAACCATAACGAAGTCATACTTGATAAGGTCTATTTTCGGTAAGTATTTTTTCTTTCTCATTAGTGTACTGGATGTTTCACCACCTCGATTTGTAATGCTCTTGAGTCACCTTCTTCTACTAGCTGGTCAAGGGCAAGGTTTAATAATTGTTCTGACCTAACAGTTCCTACTGGTATTTGAACAACATTGTTTGTCTCTTCAGTCTCAGCTAAAGCTTCCATTATTATCTCTGTCCATTGTACTGTCCTACATTCTATGTTAGAAGTCATCTTGTAAATCTCCATCTGTCTCCTGTAAACATCCTGTTTCTAAATCATAGTAGAGTGTACAAGCTTTCCCTGTCTCTCCACTAAATCTATTCTTCAGTACATTAACCTGAGTTAAGTTCTTGTCTGACTGTAAGTCTCTAGACATACTTATAATCATATCAGATAACTGACCAATGGATGCACTACCACGTAGACTGTTCATAGATACTGCAACCCCATCCTCATAACCTTTGTTTCCTTCAGGTCTCTTAAGGTGAGATACCAGTATTAGTCCAATGCCTGTCTCTTCTACTAGAGTTCTAAGCTTTGATACTGTATAATCTATAAGTTTACGTTCATCACTTGTAGTCTCATCACCAACAGATGACAGTGCCATGTGTAAGTGGTCAAGTATTACGAAGTCAACGCCACAACCTTTAGCTAAGTATCTTATCTTAGATATTAAATTGTCACTAGCTGTTGAGCCAAAGTGGTTATACAAATAAAACTTACCACTACCCACAGTGTTGTCGAATACTTCTTTAAGTTTCTTATCGTCGACACCTTTGCGGTCTAAGTGTAATGGCTTACCCATTTCTATTCCCATTATACCTAATGCACTACGCTTAATAGATTCCTCTAGTGCTATGTAACCAACGCTGTAATTATTTTTCAGTAAATGTAAGGCTACATGTCTACAGAAACTAGACTTACCAACACCACTACCAGCAGTGATAGTAACTAGCTCACCTTTACGTAGTCCATGTGTCTTAGTGTTAAGACATTCAAATGGATATTGTACTGTGACATAATTATCTTCCTTCTGTATGTCATCCCAAAGGTCAGCACCAGCCACAATACCATCAGGTTGGTAAGCTTTGGCTGACCAAACACAATCAATAAGTTGTTGTGCTTTACCAGCACACAGCATTTCGTTTGCATCCTTCAAAGGCAATGAACATATCTTTGCCTTGTTTGGTGAGAAGATTTTTGCACATTCAGTGGCAGCCTCTTTACCAGCTGTATCATTATCAAACATTAGAACGACAGAGTCGAAACCCTCAAGCCATTCTAACTCTTTAAGTAAGTCACGCTTAGCCCCCTTAGCTCCAGTCTTTACTGATACTACAGGATATTTATTTTGATTTACTTTTGAGACAGAGAGAGCGTCAATCTCACCTTCAGTAACGATAACCATTCTTCCCTTATCACGCCATAGGTGTTGACCGAATAACTGAGCGTCTTTAGCTTCACCTATCCACTGAAAACTTTTATCAGGGTAGCGTAACTTCTGAGCTACTAGTTCATGTTCTTTGTTATAGTAGTTAGCTATCTGCACTGGTCTCTTATGAGCTGTACCTATTTGATAATCAAACTTCTGTAACGTATCAACATCTAGTTTACGTTTGGCAAGAGCGGTGACAGTACCACTGACAAAGTCAGTAGGGTCTTTAGGGGTGGTAGGTGTTGTCATTGACTCTCCATTTGTATGATATCCACAACCAAAACAATAACTGTGTCCATCAGTGTATACGGCTAAGTTATCCTTAGACCCACACGACGAACATGGTGCATGGTGTAGAAATGTGCTTTCATTTTGTTCCATTCTTATAGGGGTACTTAATCGTACGGTTTTCTATCTTGGAGTTTTTTATATGCCTGTGTTACTAAGAATGCTACCTCACCTGACCCACTTCTAAATGTTTCTTTGGTGATAGCTTCTAGCATACTCTTTACTTCATGTGTTACTACTACTTGTGTGTATTTTGATTTTCTTTTTTCATTTGCATCCATAAATTTTTACTCCATTTTATTTTAATAATTCTTGTACATTAAAGTTAGGTTCACTTGTATGAAAGATGTCCCTGTGTCCCATGATTTCTATGACATCAGGATACTCTATCTTCAAATCATCTACTGTCCACTTCAATGCTTTAAATTGTTCGAGAGTATAATTACAATCAGATGTTCCATCCTCTTTACCACCACCTATCAATACAATACCAATAGAATTTTTATTAGTTGGTTTGTGTTTAGCTTTATTCATATTGTAATGTAAGAAGCCACCAGCTGAATCAATATCTCTACCATCTTCTACTGTGCCGTCTCTCTTTATTACTTTATGAAAGCCACCTTCGAGTAACCCTTCCTTGCGTCCCTCTGTGTCCATCTCTCTACTACCCCAGTCTGTATTAGGTGTAGTGTGAGAACAACAGACTACGATGTACTTGGTTTCTTTCCTTTGATTTCGCATAGCCATTCCTTTGGAATATGTTTAGTAGCATACTTGAAGCCATACTTTTCACACCACATGCCATACGTGGTCTTACTCCGTTTATTTATCTTGGCTTTAGCATTGCTGAATAAGAATCTAATATCCAGTTTAGGATACTGTTCCTTGATTAGTTTCATTTTTTGTCTATCTGCTGTCGTAAACAATCCCTTTGTCTCTATGAATATATCTTGCTCAGGAAGATAGAAGTCAGGAGTGTAAGTGTGTAGTTTCTCAGGTTTAGTATATTTTAATTTAGTTTGTTCAAACTCGTAACCTACACTCTCACTTCTTAATTCCCCAGCAATACGTTCTTCAAGTCCTGACCTGAAGCCGTAAACAAGTCCGACTTTTTTAGAAGTCAGAGGTTTCCGTTTCAGTCGTGCTCTCCATGTCATCTTTAACTTGTGTCTCCTGATGTTCGTAGCCATCTGTTTCATCAAACCCAAAGCCTTTAGCATTACCGCCGCCGCCTTCTACTAGTTTGATTATTTGTACTGCTCTCAATCTCATAGAAACACCAGCACCAACCATAGCTGTGTAGTACGGTATCAATTCAGCTGAGACTTTCATCTCACTGCCTGACCATACGTTCACATCTTTAGGCATTGGCGTACCCTTAGCGTCAAACAATGCAACCTTGTTAGGTATGATTGTGCCGTCCTTAGATACTATCTGTGCTTTACATTTGAATTTAAAGATAGTGTTACCAGTTGGATTACCAGCTTCATCTACTTCTTCAAAGTAAGGGGCGTCTGCTTGTTTAATCTTCTTACCGCTAGCTTTTTCTTGAGCTATTTCTTTAGAAGTTTCTAAAGCTTTATCAATGCGTTGCATTAACTCTCCAGCATCCTCAGTTTTTAAGATGAGATTAGTTTTATAATGTCCATTCTCATCAAAACGAGTATCAGGCTGTGTTAACCACGCATATTGACTAACGCCAACAGGTGTTACTACTTTTTCATTTTGTTGTCTTGCCATTTTATCTCCTTGATTATGGTTTATTATCTTATACGGGTACTTTATGCGAAGAAGAAGTCACACTCTCGCAGTTGCTCGATATCTAAGTCACCCTTCTCCAATTCTTCAGGTAACTCTTCATGTCTTTCCACTGGTAGTTGTCCTTTGACATCTTCCTTAAACTCTTTAAGTACATCCGTTTCTGTAAACGTTTGAATAAATGCTTCCTTCAATGCACTACTCAACATCTCAACGTCAGCTGCTGTCGTTCCGAAGCTATCATGCACATTACAAAAGTTTCTTATACCATTTTCATATGCAATGTTAACTGTCCTCATCATAGCTGCCGAGTCGAGTGAGTGTACAAAGTTAGGCGCAACACCATTACTCATACGTAGTTTGTCTGTCTTGTCAGTCTCATAGTTTACTCTAGGTTTAATAACCTCTCCGAGTAACATGGTCTTGACTCTCTTGCTCTTCATTTCAGGGTAAGATTGATAGACAGGAAAGCCAACAGGTGTTATCCAATGTATAGGTAATTGCTCTTTGGATACAACCTTAGCTATCTTTTGTAGGTAGTCCATACCCATACGAGCTGATGTCAGATTGTCTCCAATGCTGTCCCATATTACTCCAGCTAAATAAATAGCTGGCTTGAATACATCAGTCTTGAACGGGTGGTCTTCTCCCTTATCTTTACGCTTGGTCAAGTCTTCTACTACAAAGTCAGTGCATGAGTATCTCGTAGACCCATAGCATATAGTCATAATGCTACGCTTAGTGGTACTACGTTTGATTCCATACTCTA